GCCATTCATCACAACCGCTGAGAACAAAAAGAACACCAAGATTGTGATCGACGATTGGATGCTTGGCCCTGAGAACCCGAGCAATGAGCGTGGCGCTAATCCTGAATACTGGATTGCGCTGGGCAAGGCTATGCAAGTGGATGAGACCGAAGCCCGTCGTCGTCGCTGCTCCAACTGCGAGTATTACGACAACAGCACAATGACTCAGGCCAAGATGGACAAAATACCTTGGAACGAGTGGGATGTAGAGGCTGGATTCCGTGGCTACTGCCATAAGTTCGAGTTCATCTGTCACGATCTTCGCTCTTGTCAAGCGTGGGAAGAACGAGAGTTTGAATTTGAAGATTGATTGTGTTATGGCTGAGAAACCGAGCGTTGACGAGCAGCCGGTGGCTCAGTAGCAGAAAGTCTACTATGCTTAAAAGCGGAACGCCTGAATACTGGTTGCGTCGAAACTTCGTTGAGGTTCTAGACTTGCCTGATGACGCCATTGAATGGCTCATTGACCTATGGCAAGTTGTCCAGCTTTTTGATGACATTGTGGATGGTGACAAGATCGATCGAGACGATGCTGATGCAGCTATCTGGGCTGCGCTAGTAGGATTGCCAGCTAATCCGTTTTATCAAGCCCATTTCACAGTATTGCTTCCCCTTGTCAGCACTGCAATCTTGAAGTGGAAGGCATCTGACACTGTTGAGCTATCCGGTAATGCCTGCGCTACTAGCTTTGTTTGGCGTGCTGGATATTATGATATTGTCCTTGCTACAGTGCAGTTGGTTCACGGCACACAGGCAGCAATGGAAATAGGTCACGTTGTGCTAAAGCTTTATGGCGAAAGCCTTGAGGAATATATAAAGGAAATGTCTAATGCCTGATCCAGTAACGGCGCTTGTTGTAGGCGGCACATCTTTAGCAGGCAGTGCCATGGGTGCTAAAGCCGCAAAGAGCGCTGGCCAGCTTCAGTATGATGCTAGTCAAGCTGGCGTCGCTGAAACAAGGGCTGCTCGTGAAGAAATGCGTGGCTTGTTGCAGCCGTATGTAGCTGCGGGTGGCCCTGCCCTTCAAGCACAGATGGCGGCATTAGGACTTGCTGGCCCAGAGGCGCAACAAGAATATGTTGCAGGCCAAGAGCAAAGCCCAGCATTTCAAGCACTGGCACGGCAGCAAGAAGAAGCTATCCTACAGAACGCTTCTGCAACTGGTGGGCTTCGTGGTGGCAATGTTCAGGGTGCATTGGCCCAATTCCGTCCTCAGTTGTTGAATCAGTTCCTTGAACAACAATATGGTCGCTTGGGCGGAATGACAGCACTTGGTCAGCAATCGGCTGCTGGCGTTGGAACGTCTGGTATGCAATCGGCTGGTTCTATTGCAGACCTCCTAGCTCAAGGTGGAGCAGCACGGGCTGGCGCAAAACTAGGCGCTGCTAACGCTTGGCAGCAATCGCTATCGCTTCCAGCACAGTTTGCTGGTCTGGCAATCGGCAGAGGATATTGAGATAAGCTATGGTACAGCCTTATGATTATACACTCAAAACTCCATCTCCTAGTGAGACCTTCTTTAAGTCCATACAATTAGGGCAGCAACAACAGCAAGCTGAAGCCCAACGTGATATGGCAAGGCTAAAGCGTGACGAATTTGCATTGCAGAAGCAGTTTCAAGGTGATGTTGCGTCTTGGGTAAATAACCCAACTCCTGAAGGATTCCGTCAATTAACATCTAAATATCCCAGCGAGTTTACGGCGCTTGCTGGCGTACAAAAGGCTGTTGGTGATGTTGACCGTCCAGCTATTCGCAATGTGTCCGTCGATGCTTTGATGGCCCACAGAAACAATCAGCCAGAGCAAGTGCTGTCAATTTTAGATCAGCGCATTGAAGCAGCGCAAGACAATCCACAGCTTCAAAAAAGATTGCAAGATATGAAAAAAGGTTATCAATTATATAAGGATAATCCAAAGCTTCAAGAATCCGGAATTGTCACCGTGCTTGCTCAGGATGATGAAGGCGCAAAAATATATGACAAGGCATTCAAACAGACCGAGCCATATGAAAACGTGTCTGGGATTGGTATTGTTCTTAAATCAGACATTGATCGTGCTGTAGCGGAAGCTGAAAAAACCGGAAATCCAGATGTAAATGTAAAGCCAATTATTCCAGAGGCCGCAGTTTCTAAACTAAAGGCTGGCGCAGTTACACCTCAGAAGTTCGATAGCATTTTTGGCCCTGGCAGTGCTGCCAAAGTTATGGGGACTGGAGGTCAGACGGCGACTCCGTCTGGCAACTTTCAAGGGCAGTGACATTAATCCAATACAGGATTTAGGCGCATTAGGCTTTAATCCGACAAGTGGATTCAGAACGCAAAAGCATCAAGAGGCATTGGTTGCACAGGGATTAACAACAACAAAGTCTGGATCACACCCTAAAGGTGACGCGCTTGACTTTTTCCCACCAAAAGGAATGAAGATGTCTGAAGCGATTGCATTGGTGAAACGAACATACCCAGGCACTCGCGTTGCTGCTAGTAACAAAGGTGCATTGCACATAACGTTCCCTGGCTGGGGTAAAGCCCCTGATGTAAGTCGTTCTCGTGAAAGATATGGTGATTAATATGGCGACCCCTGATGATGCAGCATTTGAAAAAGAGTTCGGCAGCTACAAGCCTGCCGCAACTACCGTTCCTATTAGGACTATTCGCCCTATCATCGGAGGCGAATCGCCTGAGGCTGCTGCTGCCCGTCGTGCTGAAGAAGGGCGAAAAACTCGCGGGGCAGAGATAGAGGAAGAACGTCTTGACATTTCTAAGCGCGCAGAAGCAACTGGCCTTGAAGATACAAAGCGCAAAGGTTTCCTTGATCTTGTCACCAAATACGAAGGTGACGCAAACGTAGTAAAATATCAGAAGGTTTTGCCAATATATAACACTATGCTTACCGTTGCTAGTCGGCCAAATCCAAGCAAGGCTGACGACAACCTTCTTGTAACATACTTTAGTAAAATTAAAGACCCCAGCACTGGTGTGCTTGGTGGAGAATTTGAAACAGCAAAAGATGCACAAACGGCATATGATAAAGCTTTAGTTGAACTTAAGGGCCTATATGATCCTAAAATTGGATTTGTATCTCCCGCTGCTCGTCGGCAGTTTATTCGTGCGACTAATGATTTGGTTGCATCAGACCGCCAAGCATATAACTTTGCCCGTAATCGCTATCGGCAGATTGCCACAGACCCTACTTTTGGTCAGAATCCAGATGCTGTTATCGGTGATGACTTTGCCAATACATATGTTGATCAAATAAAATCAAAATACCTAACTGTTATGGGTGAGCCTACTGCTGAAACCGCTGGTGGCGTTCCTGTGCTTAAAGTTGCAGAAGGCGATAAGTTCTCAACTGATAAAGATATTGCTATTGCCAGCGAGCTTCAGGGGATGTGGGCTGCTGGTAGAACACTTGATGAGGTTAATGCCAAGGCTATAGAGTTGACTGGCGGAAATCCTCTCAGCGCAGAAACCATAAAGGCTCTCAGCGAAGATCCTAATCGTCAAATTCGTTTTACCCCCAATCGTTCAGGCATACGCGAACCATCTGCTCCTGGAATGGGAACTGCTGCTGGAGCGGCTGCAATTCGTGGATATACTAGCAATCTTGGGGAAGAAATTCTTTCTGGATTTTCACCAGAAGCTGCGGCAAAACTTCAGGCAGCTGGCGAGTACGGGATGGAGAATTATCCCCTAACATCAATGCTTGCTGAAATACCAAGCAGTGTGTTTTCACCACTAAACAAGGTTACAAAGTTTATTCCTGGTGGCCCAGTAGTACGAGACATCTTTGAAGGTGTCACTTATGGTGCTGGTGAAGGACGTCCTGACGCTAGTGCTTTAGAACGTGCAAAAACTGCTGCTGCTGGCGGCATATTGCAATCAGGATTTGGTGCTGCCGCTCGACGCTTTATGCCAGGTGGCGCAACACCAGATGGGATGGCCCCAGATGGTGCTGGCATACCTGAAGGTGAGTTTGTTAATGTCACTGGCGAAGTTCCTACTGGCATGGCTCCTGATATTGGTGTGGGAGGACAAGCGGCTCCATCGCCAACTGGAATTGATATGCCAACGGGTGCGCCTGCTGGTATGGCTGCACCTACTGCTGGAATGGCCCCGCCAATCGCTGGCGAAGCGGCAGCAGATGTAGCTACTGAAATTGGTCGTGATGAAATAACTGCCATTGCTCGCAGGGCTGTTAGTCGTGGCCCTGGCGCATCAAAGGCTCGCGCTGAACTTGCTGAATTAGCAAAGATTGATCCTGAGGCACAGGCTGCGGCTGATCGCCTTGGCATTGAATTGCCAGTTGATGTTCTTGGCCAAAACGCACAGCTGCAAAGGCTCACAGGTTTAGAGCGCGCCCAGATAGGTTCGGACGTAGAAACTGCGTGGCGCAAGACTTATGATGCGGCTGCTGAACGCGCCTATACGGTAATGGATGAACTTGAAGCTGTGAAAGACATTTCGGGGCTTTCCAAAAACGTATTTGATAAACTTGAGACAGCAAATAAAGGTCTTGAGGTTCAAGCTGATGATCTACGGAAGCAAGTAAATGAAGCTATCGATGTAAGCGGCAGAGTCGATGCAACTGCAATCAGAACATATCTGCAAGATCAGATACAAAAATTAGGCGGTGGTAAAGAAGGCTTGGCCGGACTTTCCTCAGAGGAGAAGAAGCTCTGGGCGATGGTGTCTAAGGGCAATCCAACATATGAAGCACTAGATAGTAAACGCGCCGAAATTGGTCGGGCGATGACTAAAAATGCTGGGCCTTGGGTGGATTCAAGTGAGCGACGCATAAAAGAGATTTATGCCAAGCTTGCTGACGATCAGATGGGCTTTATCGAGTCCAGTGCTGGCAAAGAGGTTGCCGATAAGCAACGCGCTGCAAATACGCTGTTCAAGCAAATGTATGATGGCCGGACGCAAATGCAGGAGATTTTTGGACGCAATCTGTCTAAAGACCTTGGGCCTCTTATAACGACAGCCATTACGCAAGGTGGTAAGGGCGGCGTCGAAGCTATCAATAAATTGCTTACAAATATTCCTGAGAATATGCGTGGGACAGTTTTGACTTCAGGATTGTTCAGCACAGCAACAGGCGCAAATGGCAGATTCAGCTTCACAAACTTTGCAAACACTTACAGCAAACTGCGTGAACAAGGACAGGTTTTCAATCAGTTCGCCAAGGCTATTGGCCCTGAAGGTGTGAATCTGTTGAATGACTTCAATGCTATTTCCAGACGCATAGCTGATGCAGAAGCCAATATAAGCAAAACTGGTGCGTCTACGCAGTTGAATGCACTTAATGCTGAAAACCTTTTACTGAAGATCGTTAAAGGTCTCGGTAGTGCGGGTGCTGCTGCGGGTGCAACAAGTATGCTAGGCGCAGATTTGCTTATGACTGCTGGGACTGTGATTGCTGCCGCTGGTGGCCCTGCCTTGGCTCAAAAGTTTGTTGGCAAAAGTAATGCTGAAAAACTTCACGCACTTATGAAAAGTGACAACTTCCGTGAGCTTGCCATTAGTGCAGCAACAGGTGAAGGGGTTGATCGCAATATCAATCGTGTTGCTGGCAGCAAAGAGTTCCGCGATTACGCAAAATTAGTTGGCATCGACATGAAGGATGCTCGTGATTGGTTGAACTCTGCTATATCTAAAGGCGCGACAATTGCTGGAACTGAGGCCGTTGGCTCTAAGCCAGATGAAGCACCAACAGTAGAAATGCCACAATGACCTTTCGCTGTAACATAATTTCGGCTATAAGCCCAAAGACGCAAGGGATTAAGTTCTAATGGCAGCTCTCTCTATTCAAGTTCCATATCCCGTCTTTTATGACCGTGATGGACAGCCGCTCGACAGTGGCAATATCTATATTGGTGTTGCTAATCTTGATCCTGTGACCAATCCGCTTCAGGTCTATTATGACGAAGCTCTAACGATTACAGCCAGCCAGCCACTTATCACAAGTGGTGGCTATGTTTACCGCAATGGCACGCCGACGCAGCTTTATGTAAACGCAAATGATTTCTCTATCACCGTAAATGATAGCAAGAACCTGTTTGTTTACAGCTTTCCAGAGGCAACCGGCATTGGTGTTGGCGCTGCTAATGTTGAGTACGATCCGCCATTCACTGGAGCGGTTACAAGCGGTTATTCGGTAGCGGATAAGCTAGAGCAATATGTTTCAATCAAGGACTTTGGCGCTGTTGGTGATGGCGTAGCGGATGATACCGTGGCAATCCAAGCTGCTTTGAACAGCCAACAACCTCTTGACTGGGGTGGATTGACCTACCGAATCACAGCTTCTGTTTCACGCACTTATACGAATGATATTTACTGGGAAGGCCGTAACGCAACCATTCTTTATGATGGTTCTCATGTTGAGCGTGCTGTTCTTTTGCAAGGCGGCGGGATTGAGATTGTCATCAACAACCTAACGATTGACGGTGGTAAGCTGTGCAATAAATGCCTTGAGGTTCTCAACAACAGCGGCGACTACTCTAATCTGACATTTTCAAACGTATTCGTAACGCGCGCCAAGCGATTGAACACATTTAATGGTGGCGACGGGATGCTTATACGCGGATCGTTTAACGTGGTGTCGATCAATGGTGGCGGCGCGAGCGATTGTGAATTGCCCTCCGGACAAGGGACTTCTGGTTCTGTCGGCATCACGGGAATCGGCGTAACTTGGTATAGCACCAGTCGGTATGTTAAGGCCATGTATGTTTATGGCGCAAAGATTG